GCTATAACACAAAATACTACGATACCTGCGTTTTTTAATAAAATAATAACACAGCGTTTCTTGTCATCGAGTTTTACAGGCATTGATGGGCGTATCAGCAGTAACGGAAAACAAACACAATTAAATGCCTGGTTTAATGAATTAAATCGTGTGTTATCTTTTTATACATATCTACAATCTAATGAAATACAATCCAGAGAACCTCCTTCAGGAGCAGAATTTAATTTGACTAATTATCAAGACATATTGCCCGACATAAATGGGTTAGATGAGAATATTTCAACATTGATTAATAGAAATAGGGCGGATAAACAATCAAAACATACATATAAAAACTCGGAGGCATATAAAAATTTACCAAAGATAAATGACACCGAATCCTTAGAAGTAACTGTGACTACACCAGCGCGATATTCTCCGCGAATCAAAGTTGAAGAACAACCAACACCAAAACCAGCAACACCACCGTTAGAAAACAGAACTACAAATGAAAAGGAACAAATAGTAAATGACGTGAAAGTAGTAATAACTAATAAGATAGATAAAATAAAAGCTGCATTATTAAACAGAAAGAATATAAATAATTCTACTTTGTTAAATGATATTAAATATACTGAAGCCGGAACGATAACGACAGGAGATGTCTTGGGACACTTATTTAATATGGAGTATACTGTAGACAATAAACAGATTACAGAGGTGAATTTATCGTATAATATATTAGGTTTTTATATGTTGTTAACAGAGTTACAGCACGATTTTATTGATGTTCCTAAAGTTAAAACACATTTACCTATCATTAATCAGAATTTCGTTGCTATTTCAAAGTTAATGATGGAAAAAGTGCCCAATAATGTTGATAACAATAATAATTTGGAATTATGGAATAAATTATTCGGAGACTTTGATGCTCCTAATAAGAATGCCAAGTTTAATCCGAAACTATCAGAAGAAGAAATGGGACATATAGTATCTACATTATTGTCTAATGATGATATGCCAAGATTAGTAGTCGCAGATGAAAAAGTGAATATACAATATTATGCTCCTGTGCCAGTAAAAGGAACGATGCCCCCGTTTTATTCTATACAGACACCAGTTTCTAATGAGGTAAAGGTATTAAATTACACATCAAATAGTATACGTTTTACAAGTGATGCCGACAATAAATCTGCTTACATTATACCCAAAACATCGAATTTATATCCGAATATACCAGCAAACTATCCATTATTAAAATTAGATGCGGGGTCAAGTCCTCAATATAAAATAGCATCTGAATGGTCGTCGTGGTTTACCAGTTTAGGTAGCGACAACGAAAATACAAAGACAGCAAATGTTCCCAACATTGTAGTAAAAAACCCTTTAAATGGCACTAATCTTATTACAATTACTTATGCCAATAAGCAGTTTGACTTAAATATTACAGCAGGAGTTCACACTATTCAAAAAATTATTAAAGATTTGAATAAAACAGCGATGTCAGAGTTAATAGTAGAAGGCATTAATACATATAACACTAACATAACACCAGACAGCCAATTATTCTTATTCGCAGTGTCCATATTAAAGTCGCTTGGAGATTTGGTCTGTTACATAACAGTTAATATGCAAAAATGGTTAGAAATTCATGATACAGATCAAGCAGATAATAGTATGTTTTTATGTAATTCAGCAGATTATAGTATGTATTATCCTATGCTTGGACATTTTCGGTTTAAAGACACTGATGGTAATTATTTAGATGAGCTGGAAAAAAATTTTCAGAACTCTTCTACATATTTATCCTGTAGTGTGAAAAGTGTGCAGAATTTTTTTACACCATTATCATTACGAGAACGAAAAAAGTTAATGCTTGTCAAATATATGTATGAAACAGGTTCATTTACTGCTATTAAAAATATTCTTTCGTTTAATGATATGCTTTCGAATGATTTTACAAAACTTATTATACAAGAGGAAATACAACATATGAGTACAGAGGGAGATAGCTCAATTTCTATAAGTATTAACCTACCACCAGAACATAATGCAAACATAACTCTTATCCAAAAAAGATTTTTAATGTATAGATATTTATCTTCATTATACCACGATGGTCTTACATCGCCCCCTGCAAATGTTGCGCAGCTTGACGTGATGTCGACACTTAAGACGATAAATACAAACATTTGTAACCGATTGGTTACAGATTTAAGGGATATAAATAGGATGTTATCCGAATATGGTTTAATAGAACCAGATCCAGATTCAGATTCAGATTCAGATTCAGATTCAGCTCAAGCAAATGAAAAAGAAAATGAGTTGGATAAGTTGGACAAAATAAGAACAGACGAAATGATGTATTCTTTGTTTTCGGGGGATGATGTTCAATATAATGAAATTTCATTACATCCAGATGACTGGAAATATATGTATTTATATGCAGAATTTTTGTTGAAATTAACTGAAGACTATAACAGTAAATCAACATCTTCGAGAGGAGGAAAACGGACAAGAAATAAGAAGAATACAAAACATATAGCTAAGAAAAAACAAACAAGAAAAAAACGATAGTTGAATAGTATTGAAATATGTTTCAAAGTTTCGCTTACTATAGATTTGAAGAAAAATATTCATATAATATAAAATGGAATCAAAATTAAATTCGACGGCAAAGAAAAAAGGGTTACATAAGAAAAAGCCAACCAATAAAACATTAAAAACAAAGCTATTTAAGGATTCTTTGGCGAAATTGTCAAGTGGTGAAATATTAACAAAAGCCTTAGATTTAGATGAAATTATAGAAATAGAAGAAAAGAATGCTTCTCAGATAAAACCAAAATTAATAAAGGACTTATCCAGTCTGGAAAAGGCATTGAACCGAACAAAAAATGGAGGATATATCGTCGTTGGAGATGCTCATCACGGAGATTTAATATTTGACCTGATTGTGAAATTATATCCAAATTTAAGTGAAGACTTACAGAAATTGTTAAAAACTGCTTATTATTTTTCTGAAAATGGGTATCAAACTAAGGAGTTGCAAGAAAAAGGAATAGGAAAAAAGTTTGTCGGTTTGGATGATGGGAAATCATTACACAAATCCAAATATGATGAATTAAGGCGAAATCATCAAGCAAATACAGATTGGTCGGAAATAATAATGAAAAATAGACATAGCGGGGTTCATATCATATCAATAGGGAGAAGTCATTTGTATACAATTAAAGGGAAAAACAATGGTTCTAAAATAGAAAAGGTGTTATCTTTTCAAGATACTTTAAAAAAGAGATCTAAGAAGCCAATCACCGTGTTTGCAATGAATAATGATATAGATTTAAATTACGATAATTATAAAGAGTATGCAAAAACGCATCAATTAGATGAAGTGACGAATAATCCAAAAATCAGATCCCTTTTTGTAGTATAATTCGTAGCAATGTTAAAATGTTAGTCTATTAATATTTTAATGGAAAAAGGGTTAGATTCAATAGAAAGTATCAAACACGACGATGCTACATTACAGAAAATGATATTTTTGATAAATGCTTTAGAGGACGGATGGAGTGTAAAGAAAGATAAAGAAAGCTTTGTATTTACAAAGAAACACGAAAATAAACGAGAAATATTCCAGAAAGATTATTTAGAAAGATTTTTAATTTCTAATTTTTCCCAGGATGTAATTCTAAAAAATAATACAAATCTATAATGCGAATGCAGTTAAAAATGCAAAAAAATATAAATTTAAAAGAGTTAGCGTAGATGGTGTGATTTGCCCAATGTTTTTTGCAGTTAGTTTAGGAGATTTATTTAATTAATTTAATTAATTTAATTAAATTAAAGTCTGAGATTTTTTTCTCATGCAATACTATAAGCTAAAATGGCTGGTGGACTCATGCAACTTGTCGCCTATGGCGCCCAAGACGTTTTCCTTACAGGAACCCCCGAAATTACCTTCTGGAAGGTATCTTACAGACGCCACACTAACTTTGCTATGGAAAGTATCGAGCAAACATTCTCTGGACAAGCCGATTTCGGTCGCCGTGTCACTTGCACAATCAGCAGAAATGGTGATCTTGCCTACCGCACTTACCTTCAAGTGACTCTTCCTGAGATCAACCAAGATCACAACGCCTCCGGAAATGTATATGCCCGTTGGTTAGACTGCCCCGGTGAGCAATTGGTAGCTCAAGTAGAGATTGAGATTGGTGGTCAACGCATTGACCGTCAATACGGTGACTGGATGCACATCTGGAACCAACTTACTCTTTCCAAGGAGCACCAAGATGGTTACTACAAGATGATCGGTAACACCACCGCTCTTACCTATATCTGTGATCCCGGATTCGCCGCCGTATCTGGACCTTGCGCTTCCTCTGGAGGCCCTGCCCAAGTGTGTGCTCCTCGCAATGCTCTTCCTGAGACCACTCTTTATGTTCCCCTTATGTTCTGGTACTGCCGTAACCCCGGACTTGCTCTTCCTCTTATTGCTCTTCAATACCACGAGGTTAAGATCAACATTGACTTCCGTCCCATCGGTGAGTGCTTATGGGCTGTATCCACCCTTAACACCGGTACTTCTGCCTCTACCGTATCTGTATCCACAGCTTACCAACAATCCCTTGTAGCCGCTTCTCTTTATGTTGACTACATCTTCCTTGACACTGATGAGCGTCGCAAGATGGCCCAAAACCCCCACGAATACCTCATCGAGCAAGTTCAATTCACTGGTGACGAATCTGTCGGTTCCTCTTCCAACAAGATCAAGCTTAACTTCAACCACCCCTGTAAGGAGCTTGTGTGGGTTGTTCAACCCGATGCCAATGTGGATTACTGCGCCTCTTTAGAGCAAAACTCCACCCTTTTCAAGGTTCTTGGTGCCCAACCTTTCAATTACACAGATGCTATTGATGCTCTTCCCAATGCCGTGCACGCCTTCGGTGCCAATGGTGAGACATCTGGCACCACTGCCTTCATCAACGCCGGTGTATTCGAGTCTGCTGGTTCTGTAGATACTACAGGAACTGGTGCTGGAACTACCACCGCCGATCGTTCCGGAACAGTGTTCGCCTCTGGCCGCACTGACGCCGACACTGTGCAAGGTTCTGGTGTGTCCGATGCCGGAACATTCGTTCTTGCTGAGACCGCTCTTGACATGCACTGCTGGGGTGAGAACCCTGTTGTGACTGCCAAGCTTCAACTTAATGGCCAAGACCGCTTCTCCGAGCGTGAGGGTTCTTATTTCGATGTTGTCCAACCTTACCAACACCACAGCCGCAGCCCCGATGCTGGTATCAACAGTTACTCCTTCGCCCTTCGCCCTGAGGAACACCAACCCTCTGGCAGCTGCAATTTCTCCAGAATTGACAACGCTGTTCTTCAACTTGTCCTTTCTTCCAACACAGTATCTGGCACCAACACTGCCAAGGTCCGTGTATACGCCGTTAACTACAATGTGCTTCGTGTAATGAGTGGTATGGCTGGTGTTGCTTACTCCAATTAAGCGTTCTAATTCGCATATAAAATATAATTTCTTAATTATTCATTAATATAATCATCGTATTATATTAATAAAATTCAATATTCAAAATCACATTTATCACAATACTTGAATCTTCCGCCATAAGGACCACACTCATATTCGTATATAAAGTTATGTCCATTTGTTTCTTCACAATAGGTATATTTTTGTGACAATAGTTGTTTTTTTCTTTCTTGTAATAATTTTAATAGTTCGGTTTGTTTTTCAATTTCTACACTTATTTTTTTATTTTTTTCATCAAATAATTTAAATTGGGTCTGTTGATTATTACTGTCTGATTCTAATTTGGTAGGTTCTCCTTTTAAAGGATCCATAGTAAAATATATGTATAAAATGTTTATATTACTTTGTAAAAGTAGTTTCTAAATCGTTACAGCCGGATGAACAACTTTCGCGGTGTCATACTATTGATAAATGTTTTCAATGTTAAAAAATTGATATTATTGGTGGTGCATTAAAATTATCAACTAATTAAATCAATACAACTACTAATACAACTATGAGCGCAACTACCCCTACCACTACCACTGTGAAGCCCACTACTAAGAGGAACTATACAAAGAAGCCTCTTGTTATTAAGAAGTTTCTCACAAAGGAGGAAAACAATGGACTCATTAAGATGACTAAGACATTCCATAAAAATTATTTAAAATCTAATAAAGAATTCCAGAAACAGCAAGCAAAGGATGCTAAAGAAGCAGCAAAAACAGAGAAAAAGGCAGAAAAAGAGGCAGAAAAACAAAAAATCAAAGATGCTAAAGAAGCAGCAAAAACAGAGAAAAAGGCAGAAAAAGAGCTCGAGAAGCAATCACTGAAGAACGCCAAAACCGAAGAAAAGGAAAAGAAGAAGGCAGAGAAGAAGGCAGAGAAGAATAAGAAGACACAAATTAGCGGTAATATATTGGATGTAATTCAATTTGAAGCTCCGTCTACAAATAATTCAAAGCCAACCAATTTGGTTATCGAAGCAAGAGACGAAACAACACAAGAGTTGAGCGAAGAGATATTTATCACTACTGATGAAATTACAGGATTGGCAAATGCTCTTGCACCTGGTGAAGTAAAGAAGAAGACCAGAGGAAGACCTAAGAAGTCGAAGTTGGATTTAATTGCTCCTAATTCAACTTCTGAAGTTATTAATTAAGAAAGGATTATAGATAAATAATATGTAATTTAAACAATAAATAGTTTTTTATTGTTAAAAGAACATAAAGTATTTTTGTAATTAAACATAATGGCAACGTATACAAATAAATTACAAACGCAAAATGATTTATTATTATCGAATTTAATGGACTTTTATAAAGAAACTACCTATTTGCAAGAGGTGATGAAAATAATTAATGGGGAATCGAAAATTTCATTACGTATAGTAGATTGGTTTGTCACAAATTATGCAAAAAAAACTTATACAATGTATCAATTGAGCAACGAAGAACCCCGTTTTAAAGTGTATCACGACTATAAGTTAAAGTTAAAGGCATATTCTAAAAGACGGTTTGATCCTTTTTGCAGATGGGAACGAATAACGATTCCATTTGATAATACAAA